CTATTAAATGTTAAAAATAAAATTTGTTGGAATAGTCAAAATTGTTATAGACTTGAAATTCCTAAAAATATTTTAACTATTATATATTCTAATATTGGCCAATCATTTGGTCAACGAAAATATAATAAATGGTTAAATTATACCAAAGAGGTGAGTAAAAATGCCGTATCGTTATCCGAGTGATATCCCGGAAGGGATAAAAGCTCTACCGGCAGAAGCCCAGAAAACCTGGATTGATATTTTTAATAATGCTTATGAACAATATAAGGACAGAGCCGATAGAGAAGGTTTGGCTAATGCTACAGCCTGGACCGGCCTTAAAAAAGCAGGTTGGAGGAAAGACAAAGAAGGTAATTGGATTAAAACTGAAACCCAGGGGAATCTAAATACTATGGAATTGGCAATATGGGAAGCTTATTCCCAGACTTACGAATTAAAAGATGTTGAGGTATTTGGCACCGGGGAATGGAATAAGCATAAAATAACCGATGAGGATCTTGATAATATCGTAAATGGTACTAATGAAATAATCGATAAATTAAAGCCCAAAGTGAAACTGGGCCATGATGATAAACAGGGACTACTACAAAAATCGGGATTCCCTGCTGGAGGATGGATCACTAAATTAAAGAGGGCAGGGAATAAAATTTTAGTGGATATCAAGGAAGTTCCTAAGGTCCTATATCAATTAATTAAAAATGGAGCATATAAAAGGATATCAAGTGAAATTTTATACGATTATACCGAGCCCAGCACTCAAAAAAAGTATGCAAAAGTCCTTTCGGCTATAGCTTTTTTAGGTGCTGATCTACCGGCGGTAACTAATTTGAAAGATATTGCTGCTTTATATGATAGTGATGAAAAAGCTCAAATAATTATATATCAAAAAGCAGAAAAATATAATTGTGAATGTATTGAATGTGGTTATAAAATGACCAGTGATAAACACTGTAATGAAATAAAATGTCCTGAATGTGGCGGTCAAATGAGAAGGGTCGAGAGGCCTGGACCGGGGCAATCACATATAGAAAAATCCAAAGAAAGGAAGGTATATATCATGCCAAACGGAATTAAGATCACTGAAGTAGAAGGTAAGAAATTTGTCGCGGTGGAAGATTACGAGAAAATCGAGAAGGAGAAGGAAACATCAGATGAGGAAAAGGAAGAGGCCAAGGGATTCAAAGAAAAGTTTGAAGCCGAAGAGAAAAAATCCAAAGAAGCAGAAGAAAAATTGAACAAAATCTCTAAGGAAAAAAGGGACTCAGAAATCAAAACCTTTATTGATGATCACTGCTCCGATAAAGACATGCGTTTTCTACCTAAACAAAAAGAAGTTTTAATGGCTCTTGTAGAGTCCGCTTCTGATGAGAAGAAAATTAAATTTACGGTAGATGACAAAGAGACTAAACTTTCACAGCGTGAATTACTGGAAAAATTTATCGAGCTTCAACCTAATTTCTCTGATTCCATTTTTGCTGAATTAAGCAAGGGTGAAGAGGAAGAGGAAGAAGAAGGTAAAGAAAAATTAACTCCAGAAGAAAAGAAGGTCCAGAAGTACATGGATGAGCATAAAGACGTATCTTACCGTGATGCTGTTCAAGCTGCTCTGGATGCTACCGAAGAAAAAAAGAAAGAATAATCATTAATAAAATAATAATTAATTGAAAAGAGGTGTTAATAATGTCTCAAGATCTTAGTGTCTTAGACATAACTTTTAAGGCCGCTGAAGATTTATCTGATTATCAATATCATTTTGTGAAGCTAGATAGTGACGGTAAAGTTGAGCATTGTACTGCAAGTACCGATGTGATTATCGGTATATTAATGAATGCTCCGGATGCCGAGGATGAAGCTGCACAAGTGAGGGTATTGGGTACAGGTAAATTGGTAATGAGTGGCACTTGTGATGAAGGTAATTTCATAACTGCTTCCGATCAAGAAGCAAGTTACAGTGAAGGATTGGCTACCACTACCGCCAAAGATGTCGTTGGAGGGATAGCTTTGGAAAATGCTACTGCTGCCAATGACATAATTGAAGTGTTAATCGTTCATTTAATACATGGTGGATAATAAAAAATAAATAAAAGAAAGGAGTTGAAAATAAATGCCAGATGTTGCAAATGTTCATACTGACAAAATATTAAGTAATATTTCTGAAAAATATAGCAATGCTGCCTATGTAGGATTGCAATTAATGCCGGTTGTGCCGGTTAAAAAAGAAAGTGATAAATATTATAAATATGATTCTAAGGCTGGTCGATTTAGAGTTCCCAATACATTAAGAGCACCTAAAACTGAATCAAAAACAGTCGATTGGAAAGTAACCACTGAGACTTATCAGTGCGAAGAACACGCTTTAAACGATCTGATTGATGATCGAGAAAAGGATAATGCTGATAAACCCTTAAATTTAGAGTTAGATACCGTAGAATTTTTAACTGATATTATTGAACTTGCCCAGGAACAAAGGATAGCCGCTTTATTGACCGGGGCAAGTATGACTCATAATGCTACCATTACTACCAAATGGAATGTATATGCAGATTCTGACCCCATTAGTGATATTGAAACCGGGAAACAGGATATTCACAGCAGGATATTCAGATATCCGAATACACTTTTATTAGGCGTACAGGTTTATGACCAATTGAAACACCATCCCGATATTTTGGATCGGATCAAATATGTCCAGAAGGGTGTAGTTACCCCTGAACTTATGGCCAGCGTTTTTGAAGTGGATAAGGTAATAATCGGTGCTGCCGGTTATAATACCAAAAAAGAGGGGCAGACTGCGGTTTATGGTTATCTCTGGGGCAAATATGCCCTACTCGCTTATGTAGAACCTAGGCCCGGAATCAAAAAATTCTCTATGGGCTATACCTTTAAAGTCGGAAAAAATAAAGTCCGTAGGGCTCGATTAGAAGTCAAACATAGTAATTGGTTTGAGCCTTCTATGATAGTCGATGAAAAATTAGTTGCAGTAGATTGTAGTTATTTAATGAAAGCCTGTGTGGCTTAAAAAAAATTAAGGGGAGGATCTTTATTTCCTCCCCTTTTTGAAAGGAGATGTAATAAATTGGATAAATTTTATAGAAAGGGAGTATTTCTTGGAGATGCTCATTTTTACAAAAATGCTTTTTTCAGGGGTAGCCAGGTATTCGGAGCATACGGAAATATCTATTTTGTAGATAAGAAAAATGGGGATGATGAAAATAATGGACTATCCTGGGCCAATGCAGTGGCTACCATTGCACAGGCTATTACATTATCAAATGCTTCAATCGATTGGGCTGGTGATCCCTGGTTAGTTGATAATTGGATTATCATTGCTCCAGGAGAATATAAAGAAAATTTAACTTCAGTACCTCATTCCTGCCATATGATTGGATTGGGTGTGCATGGTACTGATACACCAGTGGAAATACATCCTGAATCTGGGAAAGCAATTGCCGCTGCTACTGCGGTAGGAGTGCATTTTTACAATATTCGTTTTGAGGCTACTGGTGCAGTACCGATAATCGATTTTGGCATTGCTAATAATGTGATTTTTGAAAATTGCCAATTTGCTCCTGCTGGTGCTGGTGTTACTTGTTATATAGAAACTGATAATTGTTCCCACTTGCAGATTATAAATTGTCAATTTATGTCCGGTCTTGGTACTCCGGTTATTACTAATGGATTGCATTTTAAAGGTGGCGCAGATAAATACCTGTTTGCTGCACAAATTATAAATAATATAATTTCAGGGATAAAATCCGGAGGTACAGCAATAAATATTGCTACTAATTGTACCGCTTCTGAAACAGTGATTAAGGATAATGTAATTATTGTGCCAGGAGCAGGTAAGGGAATAGATGATAATAATGGCAATAGCCATTGTATCGGAAATAAAATATTTGTAGGGGCAAGTGGTGATTGTATAGAGCATGCCGGTGGAAACAAAATGCTAATGGATAATCTCTGTAATGTTAATGGTACGGTCGTACATGAACCATCTGCCACTGATTAAAAGATTGGGACTGCTTCAAAGCAGTCCCAATAAAATTAATAGGTGATTAAAATGAGAGAAAAAGTGAAAATTACTTTTATTGACGATACAGAGGAAAATTTTTTTATTGAGATAGATAGTTTTATGCCTTTTGCAGAGAGTTATATTTGTAAAAAAGAGAATGGAAATAAAATTTATATTCCCTACCAGAAGGTCAAAATAATAGAAATTGTTCAAATAGAAGAATAATAGGAGAAATATAGATGGCAAATTTCTGCGAAACAAGCGATGTATTAACTAATTTGAATATGTCGGCAAGTAATGTTCCTGAAGCATTATTGGCTAAAGCTATTATTAAGGCTGATGCAGAAGTAAGGGCAGCTTTTTCATCTGATCTATTGGCTGCCCTTGACGCTTTAGAGACTGTCCCGGCCATCATAAAATCTTTATCTGAAGATATTGCGGCCTATTATGTTATGCGGGGATTGTATTCCGGTAAAATGCCGAGTACCAACGAGTGGATTGACCGGTATAAAGAGGCCAAAGAGACCCTCAAAGAAATGGCTGAGGGTAAGAAACAGATTGAAGGTATTACCGTAGACATGGGGACTGTTCAATCTTCTACAAAAGATTATAAACGGACTTTTGATGAAAGGGATGAGACTAATTGGAAAACCGATCCTGATAAATTAGAGGATTTGGCCGATGACTAACGGGGCATTTATCAGTTATGACGTTAAAGGTGATGAGAAGGTAAAAGCTCTATTAAAAAAGGCTGGGAATAAAGTTAAAGATCTTAAAGTTCCCTTGAAGCGGTGCGGTATTTTAATGTTAAGATCTATCGATAAAAACTTTAAGGCAGAAGGTAGGCCCAAAAGGTGGGCCCCGCTTAGCCCGATGACTATAGCTATGCGGAGAAAAAAAGGAAAGGGAGCAAAGATCCTGCAGGATACCGGGATGGGCAAAGGGTCTATCGTTTATGAAGTCGTAGCTAATCAGAAAGTACAGATAGGAACCCGGCGCGATTATATGAGAATACACCAGGAAGGCGGCTCAATTAAAATACCGGCCAGGGATATTTACCCGGTAAAAGCGAAGGCTCTACATTGGGTTGATCCGGGCACAGGGGAAGATGTCTTTGCAATGCACGTTCACCAGGATGAAAGAACCGCCAAGATACCCCAACGTAAATTTTTACTTTTTCAGGAAGAGGATAAAACGAATATAGTCAGGATCTTCACTGAATATTTAGAGGAGATAACCAGGTGAAATTAGAGGATATCTGGAATAAAGTTAAATCTATTTTAGAAGAGGATATTGTTTTAAGTCCCTATATTAAAGCAGTATATTCGGGAACAAGAGACGATATTCCAGTTAATATGTTTCCCTGTATTATTTTGGAGCCTATCAATGCACCGGAAGAGTCAGTAACTATGCCCCATAATACGGAGATAAATTTTACTGTCACTATTTTTGGTTATATAAAGATTTATGATGTTGATAAGCAGATAGTCGGGGACGCTACTACTAAAGGTATTCTTGATTTGAACTTCGATATTAAAAAAGCTCTGGGCGCTCATATTGATCTGGGTGGAAAATGTCTATATTTTAGTTTCCCGAATACCAGGTTTGATTTTAGCTCTTATCCTTTTCGGGGAGTAGAAATTGATATGAAAATAACTTTAAGACAGAGTTTTGTAACTAGGGAATAAAAAGAAGGCGATCTTATGTTATTAAAATTTAACTGCAATAGTGAATTAGAGATAACCGGGTTAGGTATTTTCCAACCTAATCAATTCGTAGTAGTCAGAGATGGAGAGAAGGCAAAGAAATATTTAGATACCGGCTATTTTGATTTAATTAAAAAGAGAAAAGTAAAAGTTAGAAAATCTAAAAAGAAAGGAGTTGACAAATAATGCCACAAGGCGAAAGAGGACGTATAGGAATTAAAAAAGAGAAAATCTGGGGTACAAGAGATGGCTCAGGGAATAGTGACATTTTCTTACCATTTGTTTCTGAATCCCTGACTACAAATATCGAAGAACTTATGAGTGCTGCACAAAGGGGAATACTTGATGAACCAAAATCATACCAGGGAGAAAGATCTTTCGGTGGCGATGTCATTGTGGAAGCACATCCCTGGAGTATCGGATATCTTTTAAGGGGTGCTTTAGGCGTACCAGCGGCTGAAGAGGCTGCAAAGACGACCGAGACCGAATTAGAGAATTGTGAGGCTAAGTGGGTTGGACATGCTAATATAATTTCTACTGTTGATAGTAGTGATTATAAAAAAGGTTCTGCTTCTGTCAAGTTATTAGTGCCTGATGGCGTGGCAGCGGACACTCTTTTAGCTACTAAAGATTTTACTAAGGTAGATATGACTGATGATACCCATATTAAAATTTGGATTAAATCAAGTATTGAGATGATCAAAGCAGATTTAAAATTCATCGTTAGTGAAGTAGCTGCTTGTGCCGGTGAGGCCAACGGAAAACAACAAGAACAGGAGATTTCTATTTTATCCGCAGGAGAATGGACAGAAGT